TCAACAGATGTACTTATTGCTACATACGACAATATTTCAGGCGTCGGCGCGGCAGAATTTCAAGTTCAAAACTTTACCGGCACTGGGTCACAAACCGTATTTACTTTAAGTTCTGCATCCCTTGGCGAAAACTTCACGTTTGTGTATATCAATGGCGTGTACCAGCAGAAAAACACATATACCGTGTCGGGCACAACGCTGACATTTTCACAAGCGCCGCCCATCACTTCAACCATTGAAGTCATGTTTAATTAAGGAACCATCATGGCCGACACCAAAATTTCCGCATTACCCGCGTCCACTGTTCCGCTTGCAGGCACCGAAGTTCTGCCTATTGTTCAAAGCAGCACGACCAAACAAGTATCTGTTGCTAACTTGACTGCTGGCCGATCAGTCAGCATGGCTGACGCAACACTGACTACAGGTAACCTTGTTATTGGCACATCGGGCAAAGGCATTGACTTTTCTGCCACATCACATCCTGCTGGCATGACCAGCGAATTGCTTGCTGACTACGAAGAAGGTACTTGGACAGCAACAATTGAAGGAACAACTACTGCGGGAACAGCTTCTTACACATCACAAACTGGTTCATATACAAAAATTGGCAATATTGTTGCGATAACTTTGTATATTGATTGGAATACTGGCACTGGAACTGGGTCGTTAGCAATTGCAGGACTGCCCTACACATCTGTGGCTAGTAGGTATCAAGCTATGACAATTGGGCAACTTGAAAACGTTACAAAAACTGCATTAACCACAGTTGTAGCACAAATAAATCCAAGTGTGACAATAATTCGATTTGTTGAAATTCCATCAGTAGGTGGTGCAAATGTAGGTTTGGCCTATGATGCCGCAGGAAATATTTTTATTAGCGGAACATATTTTGTTTAAAGGTTAAAAATGGCACTTACTAAAGTTTCATATTCAATGATTACTGGCGCTGTCGCCAATATCTTGGATTACGGCGCAGTAGCAGACTACAACACCTCAACAGGCGCAGGAACAAATAACGCAACTGCCATCCAAGCTGCTATCACTGCGGTTAATGCGGCGGGCGGCGGTGCAATATTTATCCCAACAGGAAAATATCGCATTGATTCAGCTTTAACAATTCCCTTTGGTGTGTCCATATTTGGTGAAGGCGGTTCTGTATCTACTTTATACCCAAGGTCTTGCAATGGCTTAAATTTTACATCTGCGTCATACGACAACGGGTGCATGTTCTACCAAGATTTTGGACTTCAAGGTGCAGTTGGCTCAACAGCAAATTGGGCTGCGGTAGAGTCTATATTGCCCCCAGGTGGGACTGTCGGCGTTGACTCAAGAGATGGTTTAAATTTCAGCAGATTACGCATTAGGGATTTCAACCAAGGTTTTATAATTAACAACACTTGGCAATGCAGTTTTAGAGACTTGCAAATATCCAAAATAAACAATCCATTTAACTTTGGAGTATATGCGTTAAATCACAATGTATGCAACAACACAATAATTTTTGAAGGCGGCGATTCGTTTAGCGGTTCAGCCGATGAATATGGCGTGTTTATGGACGGCACTGGCTGCGAAGGCATCCATGTAATTGGTAATTTGATATACGGATTTAATAGCGATATTTTTATCGGCTCCGCCATTTTTGTAAACATTCTTGACAATGATTTGGAATCAACTGTTAATGGCATTAGATATGGTTCGGTAAGCAACATATTTAATATAAAAAATAATTACATTCAAGTTGACAGCGCTGGCGCAGGGGACGCTTGCATCTACGGATTGGGTCTTGCGTCACCTATACAGTCACAAATAAATATTGAAGGGAATGTCTGCATAGCAACTGGGACAGTACCTGCGGGCATTCGTATCAATGCCGCCGCAAACACAAATCAATATCACAACAGGCTCACAGGAAATCATATCGTTGGAATGACTACCAACGACATTCAATTAAATAGCCCTGGTCAATGTTTTGTTGAAAACAATCGGTGCATATCTTCGGTTCCAGGTAACAGCATTTTTGTTGGAAGTGTACTTGAAGCACCTGTCTACATTGGGTATAACTATTTTGCCAAAGCCCTTTTTGTAGATATTGCCGCAAATTACACTGGCGGCTTATTAATACTTGAAAACAACGCAGAGAGCGGTGTGTATCTACCTAGAAAACAATCAGCAGTGCCCACAACTGGCACTTGGCGGGTGACAGACGTTGTGATGAACTCTGCGCCAGCCACGGGGCAACCCGCTGGCTGGGTCTGCACCGTTGCGGGAACCCCTGGCACTTGGAAACCAATGGCAAACTTGGCTTAAAGGAAAAATCATGGCACTTGAAAAAACAACGACCACACCTCACGGATTTTCGGCATCTAACGCATATCACCGCGTTGAAGGCGCACAGGTCAGCAAAGACGCAATGACTTTTCAGGTCAGGTCTTACAAAAACAATTCTGAACTTCCGCACTTTGCTGATGCGTCTTTTGGTTGTGCTTACAACATTGCAGGTGACAACCCAATTGCCCAAGCCTACGCACATTTAAAAACCCTGCCAGAATTTGCTGGCGCAACCGACTGCTAAAAAGGAAATATCATGTTGGAAAAAATTATCTCTGTCGATTTGATTGAAATTGTTGAGAACGGATGTGTGCAAGTCCGCACCAAGACCGCCGTCATGGAAGATGGCAATCAAATTAGCAGCACGTTTCACCGCCATGTAGTTGCCCCAGGGGATAATTACAGTGCAGAAGATGCCAAGGTTCAAGCCATTTGCGCTGCGGTGCATACGGCTGATGTAATTGCCGCTTACCAAGCGGCCCAAATTCCAGCATAATGCTGACAAACCTTACCGGTGAGGTTCACCGGGGAATCTTAGGATTCATTGACATGACTGAAGAAGTCCAAAACCTAGCGGAAGTTGACTCCGCGCCAGCAACGGAAGTGACGGCCACTCCTGAGACTGTAGAAAATGCGCCGGTAGTCGCTGATGAGCAGAAAGAACCTTCAAGGGTTTTTACCCAAGAAGAACTGGATGCAGCCATCGGTAAGCGGCTTGCGAGAGAACAGCGTAAGTGGGAAAGAGAGCAGACTCAAAGGCAAGCGGAAACGCAGGCATTGAGAGCGCCAGCAGACATCCCGCCGGTTGATCAGTTTGACAGTCCTGAAGCCTATGCAGACGCATTGGCCTACAAAAAGGCTGAAGAGCTGCTTGCCCAGCGTGAACATGCCCGGCAGCAATCTGAAATTCTTGAGACTTATCACGAAAAGGAAGAAGAAGCTCGGAACAAATACGATGACTTTGAACAGGTCGCGTACAACCCGAAACTTCCAATCACGACCGTGATGGCTCAGTCGATTCAAGCCTCGGACGTTGGCCCTGAAGTAGCTTACTACCTCGGTGCAAACCCCAAGGAAGCAGATCGAATCTCCCGTCTTGCACCTATCTTGCAGGCCAAGGAAATTGGAAGGATTGAGGCCAAGTTGGCCAGCGATCCACCAGTGAAGAAAACGACATCCGCGCCAGCACCGATTTCGCCCGTGACGGCTCGCTCCTCTGGAGCGCCGGCTTATGACACGACTGACCCACGGTCTACCAAGACCATGAGTGCTTCAGAGTGGATTGATGCCGAACGAGCCCGACAGTTGAAAAAGATGCAGGCAAACCGCTAAATTTTTAAAGGACTTTTTCCATGGCTAACAGTATCTTAACCATCGACATGATCACGCGCAAAGCGCTTGAGATTCTCGAAAACAACCTTGTGTTGACCCGTAACGTGAACCGTCAGTACGACGACAGCTTTGCTGTTGAAGGTGCCAAGATTGGTTCGACCCTGCGTATTCGCCTGCCTGATCGCGCTTTGGTGACCGACGGTGCCGCCTTGCAAGTTCAAGACGACAACGAACAGTTCACCACCTTGACCGTGGCCAGCCAAAAGCACATTGGTGTCAACTTCACATCTGCTGAATTGACCATGCAATTGGATGACTTCGCAGAGCGTGTGTTGAAGCCTCGTATCAGCCAGTTGGCCAGCTCCATCGATGCCGACGTTGCCAATGCTTACAAGAGCATCGGTAACACCGTGGGCACGCCTGGCACCACTCCTTCGACCTCTTTGGTGCTGTTGCAAGCCCAGCAGAAGCTGAACGAGAACGCCGCTGTGATGAGCCCCCGTTATGCCACCGTCAACCCCGCCGCTAACGCTGGTTTGGTTGAAGGCATGAAGGGTCTGTTCAACCCCACCGATACCATCAGCCGCCAGTTCAAGAATGGCATGATGGGCATGGGTGTGTTGGGCTTTGACGAGATCAACATGTCTCAGTCGATCAAGCAGCACTCCACTGGCACCCGCGCCGCTACCGGCACCGTCACTGCTGCCGCCGTGACCGCTGAAGGCTCTGCGACGCTGACGCTGACTGTTGGCTCTGGTGAAACCATCGCCGTTGGTGACGTGTTTACCATTGCTGACTGCTACGCCGTGAACCCACAGACCCGTGAGTCCACCGGCTCGCTGTTCCAGTTTGTGGCTTTGGCCTCCTCGACCAGCACCACAACCGCCACTGTGACCGTTGCGCCGATGTACTCGGCCAGCCACGCTCTGGCTACCATGCTGACCTTGCCTGGTAACAACAAAGCTGTGGTGTTTGTGGGCGCTGCTTCAACTCAGTACCCCCAGAACTTGGTCTACCACAAGGACGCCATCACGTTCGCCACCGCTGACTTGTTGCTGCCCCAAGGCGTCGACATGGCTGCGCGCGCCGTCCACAATGGCATCAGCTTGCGTGTGGTTCGCCAGTACGACATCAACAACGACCGTATGCCTTGCCGTATCGACGTGTTGTATGGCTTCTCCACCATTCGTCCTCAGATGGCCTGCCGCATTTGGGGTTGATCTTGAATGCCCCTTCGGGGGCTTCATTTCGTAACTTTTTTAAAGGAAATTATCATGGCATTACCTAACGGCGCAGGCGGTTACCAAGTTGGTGACGGCAATCTGACTGAAGCTCAACTCACCGTACAAACCATCCCCGCAACTTTGACCGGCGACACCACTTTGACCGCCGCTCAAGTGGCGGTTGGTTTGGTTGTTTGTGCAAAAGCCTCGGACGCTACATTGACAGTTACGTTGCCCACCGCAGCGTTGCTTGATGCAGCTATTCCTAGCGCAAAAGTTGGTTCAGCTTTTGAATTGACCATTTGCAACAACAACAACACCGGCTCATCGTCTACCGTTCCTGTTACCACAGGCACTGGTATTACGATCTTTGGCTCTGTGACTGTCCCACGTTTTGGTGCGCACACGTACCGTTTCGTGCGTACTGGTGACGCAGCCTATTCGGCGTTTTTGAAGTAAACCTAATGGGGGCTTCGGCCCCTGTTTTTAAGGAACAATCATGCCTACAAACACTAAACCTGTTGGTGTTGCGTACGAAGACCCGCAACTTGACGGTGCAATCATTGGCACTGCCGGCGGCACTGCTGGCTTTTATGGCACTACGCCTGTTGCCCAAGCTGCTGCCATCACAGCCGTCACCAATACCGCCACCGGTACTGAACTGGCGACTGCAATTAACGCGCTTCGTGTGGCGTTGAAAAACATTGGCATAACTGCCTAAACCAACCAGGGGGCTAATCACCCCCTTCTTTTTATGCCCATCATTTACATGTCTCACCCTGTCCACGGCGCAAAGATTGCATCGATGGAACTTGAAGCCGAGAACGATGAAAGAAATGGCTGGACACGCTATACTCTTGACACGCCGATTGTTGTTGAAGAGGCGGCTCCACAGGAAGTAAAACGTAGACGTGGCCGCCCGGCTGTTGAGGCGGTCGAACAAGGAGCGTAAATATGGCGACCTACACCGCTGCCGATCAGATCAACCGGGCGCTGCGGCTGCTGGGTGTGCTGGCCGAAGGTGAAACCCCTTCTGCATCGGTGTCTCAAGACGCTTTAATGGCGCTCAACCAGATGATTGACTCTTGGAACACCGAGCGTCTGTCTGTCTTCTGTACCATCGACCAGATTGTCAATTGGCCGGTCGGCTCTATTGAAGAAACCCTTGGCCCCACCGGTTCTCTAGTGCGCCTAAACGGCACCGCCGTGCGACCTGTTTTGGTAGACGACGCCACCTATTTTAAAGACCCCGGCACTGGGGTGTCGTATGGCATTAAGCTGATCAATCAGCAGCAGTACAACGGCATCGCGGTCAAGACCGTAACCTCAACCTTTCCCCAAGTCATGTTCGTCAACATGACCTACCCAGATGTCACGATCAACATCTACCCACGCCCCACACGTCTGCTTGAGTTCCACTTTGTCAGCGTGCAAGAGCTAAGTCAGCCTGCCAATTTGGCAACCGACATTTTGTTCCCGCCTGGGTATCTACGGGCTTTTGTGTACAACCTGGCCATGGAGTTTGCGCCTGAGTTTGGCGTTGAGCCCAGCCCCCAAGTGCAGCGCATCGCCATGACGTCCAAGCGCAACTTGAAGCGCATCAACAATCCTGATGACATCATGTCTATGCCGTACTCGTTGATTGCGACTCGCCAGCGCTTTAACATCTACGCCGGCAATTATTGATGAAAACGCCTATCCTTGGCTCGACCTACGTGACCCGCAGCGTCAACGCTGCGGATGCTCGCATGGTCAATCTGTTTCCAGAAGTCATCCCCGAAGGCGGTAAAGAGCCGGCATTCTTGCAGCGTTGCCCAGGGTTGACGCTTTTGTCAACAGTGGGCACTGGCCCGGTTCGGGGCTTGTGGGCGTTTTCACCCAACGATGGCGTGGGCTTTGTGGTGTCAGGCACCGAGCTTTACAAGATCAACAACGCCTACGTGCCCACGCTGATTGGCACCGTAGCGGGTTCTGGGCCGGTCAGCATGGCCGACAACGGCACGCAACTGTTCATCGCAGCCAACGGCCCCAGCTACATCTACAACAACACCACAAACGCTTTTGGCCAGATCACTGACCCCGACTTTCCCGGCGCGGTGACGGTCTGCTATTTGGACGGCTATTTCGTGTTCAACGAACCCAATAGCCAAAAGATGTGGGTCACGACCCTTTTGGACGGCACGTCCATTGACCCGCTTGAGTTTGCCAGCACCGAAGGGTCGCCCGATGGCTTGCTGGCCGTGGTATCCAACTTCCGCGAAGTCTGGGCCTTTGGCACCAATTCCATTGAGGTCTGGTACGACTCAGGCGCCACAGACTTCCCCCTGCAACGCATCCAAGGCGCGTTCAATGAGCTTGGCTGCGCGGCCCCTTACTCCATCGCCAAGATGGACAACGGCCTGTTTTGGCTGGGCCGGGATCGCCGGGGGCAAGGTATTGTCTACCGGGCTAACGGTTACCAAGGCCAGCGCATCTCGACCCATGCGGTTGAATGGCAAATCCAGCAGTACAGCGATATGTCGGACGCCATTGCGTACACTTATCAACAGGATGGCCACAGCTTTTACGTGCTGATTTTCCCCACGGCCAACACCACTTGGGTGTATGACGCTGCCACCCAAGCCTGGCATGAGCGTGCCGGCTTTGTTGACGGCGCGTTTACCCGGCACCGCAGCAACTGCCAGATGGCGTTCAACAACGAGGTTGTCGTTGGCGATTTTGAAAACGGCAACATCTACGCCTTTGATCTTGACGTGTACGCCGACAATGGACAGATTCAAAAGTGGCTGCGCACCTGGCGGGCGCTGCCCACGGGTCAGAACAACTTGAAGCGCACGGCCCACCACAGCCTGCAATTAGACTGTGAGACAGGCGTAGGGTTAAATACTGGCCAAGGCTCATACCCCGAAGCCATGCTGCGTTGGTCAGATGACGGCGGGCACACTTGGTCAAATGAGCATTGGTCGCCGCTTGGCAGAATCGGTGCGTATGGCCACCGGACGTTTTGGAGGCGGCTGGGCATGACGCTTAAGCTGCGGGATCGCGTCTATGAGCTATCCATGACTGACCCGGTCAAAGTGGCCATCATGGGGGCCGAATTGATTATCAGCCCGACCAATGCCTAGCCCAAACGCAAACCCGACGCCCATCACGCCCCCCAGGGTGCCGTTGATTGACCCACGCACCGGGTTGATTGACCGAGCGTGGTACTTGTTCTTTTTGTCGCTCAATGAAGTTGCCACGGGGGTTATTGACGATTCGGGGCTTACGTTTAGTTCCGAGTCGCTGCTTGCGTCCTATGACGCCGCGCTTCGTGCGGTCAATCAAGAATTGCAGACGTTGCCGCCTGCAATTGATTATTCTGAAGATATCCTCAAGATCAGGCATGAAGGCGATTTACAGCCGTCGGCTGAAGTGGGCGAGTTGCAAGCGCTGATCAACCAAGTGCGTCAGCAACTTGAAACGCTGCCACGTCAAGATTTAGGCACGCTGTCGGCAGTTAACATTGATTGGGTTCCTTACCTTGGCTTTGACACCGCGCCACCTTGGATCGGCACGACTGCGGGCCAATTCTGGTTTGATTCGGCTACGGGCTCATTCAACGCCAAGATGGGCAACAACAACATCACTCAGCAAGTGGGCGAAGAAATTTTTGTTTACGGCAAAGCGTCTGCCGCTGTTACCGATTCACCCTTGCAAATTATCTATCACACAGGCGTTGTAGGGGCCAGCGGCGTTATTACGTTTGCGCCCACGATTGCGGGGATTACAGACGCCAATGCAATTGTCGGCGTAGCTACTGAATCCTTGGCTCTTAATGATTTTGGGCGGGCTACTGTTTTTGGAACAGTGCGCGGCATTACAACCAACGGCACTGCTTTTGGTGAAGTTTGGGCTGATGACGACCCAATTTGGTACAACCCAGTAACAGGCAACCCGACCAAAGTTGAGCCTGTTGCCCCTAACATTAAGATACAAGTTGGGTATGTAATTAAAGCGGGGGCAGGCGGTTCTGGGTCTTTTCACGTTGAAATCATCCGAGGCTCAAAACTTGGCGGCACTGACTCAAATGTTGAGTTTGGCACGTTGGCCAACGGCGACTTGATTCAGTACAGCACTTCATTGGGCTATTGGACAAACGTCACGCCAGCGTCTGTGTTGGCGGCGGCGTCAGGAGCGCCGGTCACCAAAACCGCCAACTTTACGGTTGCCAACGGTGAAACTTGGTTTATCAACAATAAGACCGGGTCAACTTGCACCGTGACTTTGCCCGCCGCATCGTCATGGACTGGCCGCACCTTGACTTTTAAGAACATGCAAGCGCAGACTTTGGTGTCTGCGTCAAGCAACGTTGTGCCCATTGACAGCACGTCTGCTGGCACAGCAATCCTCTTGGCAGTTGCAGGCAATTGGGCGACAATGGTGTCTGACGGCACCAATTGGGTCATCATGCAACAAGCCGCTAATAACTGCCTCTTATTGGAGTAAACCATGACAGTCACCGTCAAAGTCCTTGTACCCGCCAAGAACGTTGAGAACAGCCAGACCACCCAGTACACCGCTACTGGCGTCACGGCCATCATCGATAAATTCACCGCAACCAACTACAGCGGCAGCGCTGCGACCATCAGCGTCAACTTGGTCACTGCGGCTGGGTCTGCCGGCAACGCCAACTTGATCACCAAGACCAAAACGCTCCAAGCATCTGAGGTCTATACTTTCCCCGAGTTGGTGGGCCAAGTGCTGGGCATAGGCGACTTCATCAGCACCATTGCAGGCACTGCCACAGCTATCAACATGCGCGTCAGTGGCCGTGAGGTGACATGAACGAGATCGCCAATTCTTCCGATAAAGTCAGGTTTCGACAAGACATTCTTGTCGTGCAAGATGGCTTGCAAAAACTCATCGCGCAGGGCGCGCTGGAGTCTACGCTGGAAGACTGCACGTTGAAGCACTATTTTTCACCCAAAGATGAAAAATACGGCTGCTGCACATACGCGCGCGAGATGATGATTCCCAAAGGCACATTGATCATTGGCAAAATTCACCGGCATCAACACCTAAACTTTATTTCCAAGGGTAAAGTTGTAGTGTTTACCGAGTTTGGCGAAAAGCATTTGGAAGCGCCTTGCACGTTTATTTCCGAAGTTGGGCTTAAACGCGCGGTCTACGCCGAAGAGGACACGCTTTGGACTACGGTTCACATGACTGAGTTTGAGTCTGAGGCTGAACTAGATAAAATCGAACAAGAAGTTATTGCACCATCGTATGACGAAATGGGCTTGATTGCATCTGTTGACGCATTGCCGGAATTAACGGCGCAAGGAGAAACACTATGACATGGGGAATGGTTGCCGTAGGCGGCGCGCTGGCATACAGCGCATACACAGGTAAACAAGCGGCCAGTCAAGCTGCGGACGCGCAAGTGCGGGGAACAGAGCAAGCCTCTGCTGCTCAACAAGACATTTTTAACAAACAAGTTGAACTTCAAGCGCCGTTTCGCGAAGCGGGGTTGACGGGTCAAAATAGGCTGATGGATTTGCTAGGCTTGAGCGGGCGCACGGGCGCGCAAGGCTATGGCAGCGCGGCAAAACCCTTTGGCGAAGCTGAGTTTAGAACCGACCCAGGATATGCGTTCCGATTGTCAGAAGGCCAAAAGGCGCTGGATCGAAGTGCGGCAGCGCGGGGCGGTTTGATCTCTGGCGGGGCCATGAAAGCTGCGCAACGATATGGTCAAGATGTAGCAAGCCAAGAGTACGGAAATGCTTTTAACCGGTATCAAGCTGAACGCGCAGCGTTAATTAACCCGCTTCAAAGTTTAGCTGGCCAAGCGCAAAGTTCTGCCAATACATTGACTGGCGCGGCGGGCAATCTAGGTGCTCAATTAGGCGAAAATATTTTGGGCGGCGCAAATGCGCGGGCGTCTGGGTATCTGGGCGAATCAAATGCGTTGACTAGCGCAATAGGTTCGGGGATAAACTTCTACGGTGGCCAGCAGTATCTTAACCGCCTACCTATTCGTTCATAAGGACAGATCATGCCGATCAACCCAAACATTGCGATGAGCGGTCGCCCTCTTCAGCTTGACAACCCTTTGGCTCAATACGCGCAATTCTCGCAGATTCAAAACGCGCAAAAGCAAAATGAATTGGCAGCGTTGCAAGTAGAAGCCGCAAAACGCGGGGCTGAAGAAGAGGTTGCGGTTAAAAACTTTTTTGCCTCAAACCCCGATTTAGCATCGCCAGAAGCGCGAAATAAACTGACGGGGTTTGGCAAAACCGGGTTGGCGTATTCCAAACTGTTGTCGGAACAGGAGACCGCAAACCTAACGCGCGACGAATTGCGGCAAAAAATCTACAAACAAAAACGTGATTTTGGTACGCAAGCGCTGCGGGATTTGTCGCTAAACCCTTCGGATGAAAACATCATTGCGTTTGGCCAAGATGCAGTTATCCAGAAGCTGATGACGCCCGAAGAATCTGCGGCTAAAACCAAGCAATTGTTAAGTATGCCCGTGCCCGAGCGCCAAGCCTATATGGCCGCGCAAGGCGCTCAGTCCAAAGAGTTGATGGCCTTGTTTGAGTCTAAGCCTGTCGAGCGATCTGACGGCCAACGCAAATGGCTTGAAGAAAGCAACCCACGCCTACCAAGTTTTGGCCAAGTCGTGCGCGCGCCTATCCAAATGCAAGCCACGCCAAGCGACGTTCTTAGCGCTACAACTGCAAGACGGGGCCAAGACATTACCTTGCGGGGCCAAGACCTTGTTAATGCGCGCGCAATGGAAAATCTTAAGATACAACAAGAAGACCAACGCCGCGCGGCAGACCCCGTGTTCCAAACGCAAATAGCGCAGGCTAAGGCGACGGGCGCGGCAATATCCAAAGATCAAGCCCTTGCGCAACAAGTGTTACCAAAGGTTTTAGACACTGCTGAAACCACATTGAACTTGATTGACTCCTTAGTTGGTAAGCAAGAGGTGCGCGACAAAACCGGTAACGTTATCGCGGCAGGCACTAAACCACACCCCGGCTTTGAAACCGCTGTTGGCGCTAGTTGGCTGCCTGGCGCTCGCTTTGTCCCGGGAACCCCCGCGTCTGATTTTCAATCACGTTTTGACCAAGTCAAAGGCGGCGCGTTTTTGCAAGCGTTTGAAACGCTTAAGGGCGGCGGTTCTATCACCAACATTGAAGGTGAAAAAGGTACCGCAGCGCTTAACCGCATGGGCTTGGCCCAAAGCGAAAAAGAGTTTGTTACTGCAGCTCGCGAATTCCAAGACATTGTGCGCAAAGGCGTAGAACGCGCTAAGACGCGGGTTGGTGGGGGCGTATCGACCGTAGGCAAAGATAATACGGTTGATACATCTAACCCTTTGTTAAAACCATAAAGGATTGATATGGCCGATCTAGCGTCAATTCTTGCCGACCCTAATTTTGTCAACGCCAATCCTGCTACTAAGCAGGCTATTTTTGACAAATGGGCACCGCAAGACCCTAACTTTGCAAATGCTAACCTTGCAACGCAATCAGCCATTAAACAAAAATTTGGCCTTACTGCTATTGCGCTTGAAATGCCTAAGCCCGCAGAAGGTATGCCGGCTGCGCGGCAAGAGCCGACTACATACGAAAAAGTTCGTGGATTTGTTGCTCCTACTGTTGAAGCATTGGGCGCGGCTGGCGGCGCGGCGTTAGGTACGCCGTTGGGCCCGTTAGGTATTGTGGGCGGCGCAGGCTTGGGCTACGGCATGGCCAAAGAAGCGCTTAACTTGGCCGACATATACATAGGCGGCAAAGCACCACGCACCGGAGCTGAAGCGGTTGTAGAGCCGGTTAGGAATGTTCTTGAAGGCGCAACGTATGAGGCCGGCGGGCGCGTTGCGGGGAATTTGATTTCGGCAGGCGTAGGTAAAGTTGCTGATTTGCGCCAGTTGGCGCAGCAGAAAGCAGCCAAGCTGGCGCAAGCCGCCATAGGCAATGACTTACCCCAAGTAGTCAATGCATTGCGAACGGCGTCGCCAACAAGTAGCGTCGCTGAGTTGACCGCTAAAATTGAAAACCCCACTTGGCAAGCGTTGATTCAAGATGCACTGCAAAAAGACCCGCAGTTCTTGCGCAAAATGCGTTTGATGGGCGAAGCGGAATCCACCAATGTGTTAGCGCAGTTGGCCGGTGGCACGACCGCTACGGCGACCAGAGGCACCACAGAAGCTGCCAAGAATGCGCTTACCACAATTACCGGCCCAGCCCGTGAAGCGGCGTTGGCGCGCGGAAACCTAGGTAAAACAGTAGCCGCGTATGAAACTGAAGCTGAACGATTGGCGCGCGCTGCGGCAGATAAAGTTGAAGAAGTACGGTTTCTTGAGCGGGCTAAAGGCGTGGCCGAGCAGGCCGCAGGCCGCGTGCCGGTTCGTGCGCCCAGCGGCGAGCGCATTGGCCAACCCCTTATGCCTGGACGATACAGCTATCCCGCTGACTTGGCCAAGCAGGCAGAAAATTGGTCTTCTCAAGCGGCTACTGGTTCGCTTGATCTGGGCCAAGGCGCGCGCTTTGCGCAAGGCGCTGCGGACGCCATGCGGGCGGTTGGAATTAAACCGCTAGAAGCAAAGCCATTGATTAAACAAATCACCGCCGTGTTGTCTGACCCTAAATCGGGTATCCCCGGCAACGACGTGCTTGAAGGTGCGGTTAAAAATGTGGCGAATGACATCACCAAGTGGACTAACAGCGCCGGCATAGTTGACATGTACGCGCTAGAAGCAATCCGCAAAAATTCGGTTAACGCAGCCATTCAGCAACTGCGCCCTGGCGCAGACGCTACAACTCAGCGTAATTTGGCGGCGAGTGTTTTGGCCAAGATTCGCCCCTTAATTGACGACGCTATTGAGTCGTCAGGCGGCGTGGGGTGGAAACAATACAACGCTGACTACACCAAAGGCATGCAAAGAATCGCCGAGAAAAAATTGGCCGGTGAAGCGCTTCAAATGTGGAAGACCAACAAAGACGCATTTGTGCGCTTGGTGCAAAACGAATCGCCTGAAACAGTTGAAAAAATCCTTGGCAAAGGAAATTACAACATCGCTACTGAAGTGGCCGATAGCACGTTAAAACTGCTAGAAATGCAAGCGCAAAAACATCTGACGCAAATGTCGGTAAAAGAACAAGCCACTGAAGGTCAAAAGGCGTTGACGCAATTGGTTTCCCAACAGACGTCAAACTTCAGATTTCCCTCTTGGCTTAATTTCTGGACTACGGCGGGCAATCAAGCCATCAGCGAGTTGGAAAAGAAAATTGGCGCTAAGAGCATGAAGGTGCTGACCGAAGCTGCCAAAAACCCTCAAACCATGGCCGACTTGTTGGAAAGATTGCCCGGCGCGGAACGTAATCGTGTTGCGCAATTGTTGTCCAACCCTCAAGGGTTGACGCAGAAACTGACTGCACCTGCGGCCATTGGCGTTACCAATGCTTTGGCCTCTGACAACCAAAACGCATTAAACGAACCATTTCGCGTAGAAATTCGCGGTATCGGATCAACTGGACGATGATGGATTACCAAGTACTTTTCAACATCGCCGTGGCCATCGCCGGGTTTTTCGGCGGGTGGACGCTCAACCGCATCTACATCGCCATCGACCGGCTGGATAGCGACGTGCGCAGCATGCCCCACGACTACGTGAGCCGCGACGACTACAAGGCCGACATCCGCGAGATGCGCGACTTGCTGGGCAAGATTTTCGACAAGCTCGACAACAAAGCCGACAAATGATCGACCTCACCAAAGCCATTGGAGCAGTTGCCGCAAGCGTTGCCGCACTGGGCGGCAGTTACACGCTGGCCGACAAGTTTGGTTGGTTCGACCGCACAATCATTGAATGGTCACCAGAGCATTTCAAAATCGTGGCAGAAGCTGGGCAACCCATCAACGTCACCGTTGCGCGGATCAAGAAGCGCGATGACTGTTCTGTTGAAAGTTTTACGCCAAGCATTCGGGACGCAGCGGGCATGGTGCATGAAGCAACCACCACCGCAAGCCGATTCAGCGGCCCAGCAGGCCCAGAGATTGACACGTTTACGTACCAGTTGACAATGGTACGAAAAGAAAAGATTGCTGAAGGCAAGGCCACCTTGCTGGCGACCATCAAATACAAATGCCCTGAAGGGGAGCGCGTTGTGCAGTACCCGCGCCACCCCAATTTAAGTTTCGACCTGAAAGGTTAAACATGCTAACCCTGTTCTCCAGCCTAATCAGCTTCCTGATGGGCGGCCTGCCCAAAATCCTTGAGCTATTCCAAGACCGCGCCGATAAGAAGCATGAGCTTGCCTTGGCCGCCATGCAAACCGAGCGCGAGCTGACCCTCAAGAAAGCTGGCCTGGAAGCACAAGAGCGCATCGAGCACATCCAGACCGAACAGATTCAGATCAACGCCGAGGTCACCAACAACCAGACGGCCATGCAGGAGCGCCAGGCGCTCTATGCGCACGATATTGCGCTGGGCCAAGGCGCGGCTCAATGGGTGACCAACATGCGCGCTGCGACCCGCTCAGTGATTACCTATGGCATGTTTGCCATGTTCATGTTTGTTGAAATCTTTGGCTTTTATTACGCATGGCACACAGACGTCGCCTTTGATGTGGCGCTCAATCACCTGTGGGACGATGAAACCCAGATCATCTGGGCGTGTATCGTGAGCTTCTGGTTTGGCGGGCAGGCGTTCAAAAAATGAACGTCAGCGCTGATGCGATCAAGATGATCCAGCACCATGAGGGCATCAGGTACAAGGCGTATCGGTGCCCAGCACAGCTTTGGACAATAGGAGTCGGACATGTACTTTACCCTGATCAAGCAAAAATTCCAATGGATCAAAGAGGCGCTTACCCGCTTCGGCCAAAAGACAATCGCACGTTTTCAAAAGACGAAGTAGATGGAATTCTCAGAAACGATCTCCAGCGCTTTGAGCGCGGTGTGGGCCAACTCATTCCTGTCAGACTTACCCAAGGCCAATTCGATGCTTGCGTCAGCTTTGCTTTTAACGTTGGTTTGGGAACGCTACAGCGCAGCACCTTCCGTCAGAAGGTTATTCGCGGGGAAAAAGACGCGGCCATAGCGTCGCTGTTGCAGTATTGCAAAGCCGGCGGCAAGGTGCTCAGAGGTCTTGAGAACCGCCGCAAAGACGAAGCCGCGCTGTTCATGTCTTAAATTTCTTCCTAAAAAAATACTTGATTACCTCGTAGTCCACGCCAAAGCGCTTGGCAATTTCCTTCTTGGTGACGCCATCGTTCCACAGCGTTATGGCCCTGGACTCGCTGATGGGTGTGGGCTTGCGCCCGCTGCCTGGCCTGGCGCCGCCCTTAGTCTTCATTGAGCGCCATCCAGACCATCAGACAGATCACGCCAATGCCCACCGCGATGCCAAGGAATCCAACCGCAAATACGGCAAGTATGGTTTCGATCACATTACACCTCTCATTTCCCAGCCTGCAAGGAAATAGTTCCATCTGCCCTGCATAGCCGGATTGGTGTACTTGTCTCCATCCATTGCAAGATCAGATTCTGTATAGCCTTTAGAGGCCATCAGTGCGTGGAATACTTTTCGTGCTTTCATGTGTTCTCCTTTAATTGATAATCTTTAAAAACAGACCCTTTGCTTGCATCGCCTTTCCAGCACTCTTTGACCCATCCTTTTGCGCCCGATTTATAGGTGCGCCAATGCCCTCTGACTTGATGCCTTCTTGGACTTGCGTGTGTGCCACCTTGGGGGTCGTTCTTAACTTTTGGCGGCTCAATCTCAATCGTGTGCCAATCAAATGTCAATGCTGATTTGCCTTTTGCCTGCCGCTTTTGATTTAGAAATGTGCGCTTTGGTGTTGCCCTATAACCTTGCGCTTGTGCATTGATTTTGACCAACACAGCAAGCACCATACGATGTACAGGCTTTACATCATCAATCGTTATTTCTTTGTCTTTTTGGTAAATCTTAAACCCGTCATCAGTTGCCATGTAAGCATAAGGCGGGAAGTATTTTCCATGCCACATTGAACAGCCTCCAACGGTCACAGAACCTTCGCCCTTAAGCAACCATAGGGCAAAATCTTTCCCCGCTGTATCAAGGCCAACAATCCCCGTTCTTTTGGATGGAAGGTGCATTAAGAAATCTGCTGGCACTTTCATTTCAAGAGTGCTTTGCATTTGACCAACATCAAACCAAAGTGCGGTTTCTGGTTCTGGCGCAAATCTGACAGCTTTTTGCACAAGCGGTGTCATGCGTTCTTCTCCATAAGTTTTGCTTGCACTGCTAACGCAAATTCTTCATCTCCGGTATAGGCTAAGTTACAAAGGTAATCAAGGTCTTGCTCAGTCAGCCCCACCCATGTGCGCTGTGCTGGCTGCTCTGTGCGCTGTGGTGGGCTTCTGTGGCTTATTGGCTCTCCATCTTCATCAAAATACACTTCACGCAAACTCCATTTGCCAATCACCGGCTCCTGATCTGGCTGTGCTTTGCATTGGTCACAATCGTGATTCACACAACCAATCTTTGGCTCTTGCTCAATCTCTTGCCCAAGCCTCTGCACTTCGCTCATGGCATGGTCTGCCAATGCTTGTTTGATTTCAATTATGGTGTTCCACACCTTTTCTTCCGCGTAAAGCCTTTGCCCATTTCTTAACAATCGGAATGTTTCGCTTTGCACTTCCCTTAATGTTGACAGCGCCAGCTTCATGGCCTTTAGTTGTTGTAGTGTCATGCTTGTCTCCTTGCTCGGATGGCGGCGGCGCAGTCACTGCGATCAGCATTGGGCAACAGTTCTTCAACTGCTCTTTCACACGCCTCACGCTCTGCGGCAACTGCTTCGTCAATCGCCATTTGCATCATGCCCCACAGGTCTGTGGCAAATTTATTGGGTGTAATTGGTTTGTTCATTTGATCAACTCCCGGTATGCGTTGATGGCGGTTTTCAAATCGTTTTGCAACTGCTGAATGCGGTCGTCTTGCTCTTGCATCTTGGCGTAAGCCTCTGCGGCAAATTTGGCCAAGTTCTCTTGGCTCCATGTGTCAAATGCTGGCATGGCTTACCTCACTCGGCGCAGTGGCTTGGGTTCGATAAACTTCTCCGGCGGGGGCGTGGGCAGGCTCGCGCTGGGCGGTACCCAGCCTTGCTTGCGCCAAGTTTCTTGCACGTCAGCGCCGGTTGTCCACTTGTAGCGCGGGTGATCGACGTTAATCCAAGGTTTGGTGATCTTGGTGCCGGGTGGGGGTGTCCAATTGCTCATGGTCGTCTTGCCTCCTGTAGGATTTCAATACGCTCGCGGGATGCCCGCAAGGCCGTGTAGCGCTGGTGCAGCCGCTCCAGCACAGACACTCGTTTGCCTGACTCGCGTTCATGGGTCAGCATCTCAAGCACCTTGGCTTCGTCCAGGGTCTTGAGTTCAGCGTTCAGTTTTCGCCAGGTGATTTCCAATTTTTGTCTCCAGTTTATATATCAAGTCAAGTGTGCGTCGTAACGTCCGCGCGGCAGCGTTGAAGTCCTTGCGGTGAATTTTCAGTATGGATCGCGCCGCTTTGAGTTGCGCCTTCCACAGGTCTAGTCTGGTCATTTAAGTTCCTCCATTGCAATATCCGACACCGCCCGCTTGTCATGCAAGGCGGCAAAAATTTTCTCGTCAACCGTTTTGTTGGTGATCATCACGTAGCACCACACAGCGTGTGCTTGGCCTGAGCGGTGCAAACGACCAATGGTCTGTTCGTACAACTCCAGACTCCACGGCAGGGACAGAAACACCATGTGACACCCGCCGTGCTGGAGGTTGAGCCCGTGCCCGGCTGACTTTGGATGGACGGCCAGTAGCCTGACTTGTCCAGCATTCCATCGCTCAATGGCTCGGTCGTCGTCAAGAGTCGTGGGGTTGAACCGGCGCTTGAGTTCGGCAAGCTCTTCTTGGTACTGGTAAACAATGATGGTATTTGCGTGCTGGTTCTCATCGAGCAACTCCTCCAAGCGATCAAATTTGTGTGGGCTAAACCACACCGGCGTCTGTGTGACAATGAATTTGCCGGGTACGTCAGACGCCGTCTTTCGCGTGTCGTACACGAACCCACTGGCCATTTGTTGCAGCTTGCCGGTCACCACGCCGCCGTTGGCCGCAATCGCCTTAGCGTCAGGGAACTTCACCACGAAGTCGGCCTTCATCTTTTCATACGGCTTGCGGTCAATCAAGTCGCAGCGCACCTCGACAACGTGCAGCGGGGGCAGCTTGTCCTTGTACTCGCCTGGCTCCAATACAAACGTCGCCGGCTTGATCTTGTCCATGACTTTGGCCAGCGAACCAACCCGTGGCGCCCACTCGCCAAACTCCTTGTTGATCAGCACGAAGTACTGCTGCATGAACGCGCCCTTGGAGCGGCCCAGCAGGCTTAGGTCAATGATCTTGCACTGGCCGAAGACGTCTTCCAGGCCGTTGCTGGTGAAGCTGCCGGTCAAGCCCCAGCGAATGGGCACGCTCTTGATGATTTTGTCGAACGCTTTGAAGCGCGCGCCTGATGGGTTCTTGAGTTTGGTCAGCTCATCAAACACCAGCCCGTCTACGGGCAGGCTGTCGCACACATCGGCCAACCATTGCAGGTTGTCGTAGTTGATGACGATGACGTTGGCGTCGCTGTTAAACGCATCGTTGCGCTGCTTGGGCGTGCCGACTGCAATGGCCAACTTCAAGTGCTTGCTCCACTTGAGCGCTTCGACGGGCCACACGTCGGTGCAGACGCGCTTGGGCGCCACCACCAACCAGCGCTTGACGTGGCCGTCTTTGATCATGGCGTCCATGGCCGTGAGCGTGATCGCTGTCTTGCCAGCACCCACAGGCGCCAGCACCATGGCGCGGTCGCTCTCGTACAAGAAGTCAGCGGCCTGCTCTTGATACGGTCGTAACGAAACCATCAATCTGCTCCTTAGTCCACAAACACGCATAGCGCTGGTTCAGTAGCGCCATGTCCGACATGAAAATCTTCTGCAACTCACTCAGCCTGCCGCCTTTTGTTTTCAACTCCACAAACCATGTCGTGCCATCAGGCAAACAAGCGATCCGGTCAGCCACACCGCGCCGCCCTGGCGAGGTGAACTTCCACGTCTTGCCACCCATGCGCTCCACAGTCCAGACAAAATATTTTTCGACTTCAGATTCTTTCATGTCAAAAAGTTTAGCACACTTTTATTTTTTGTGCTACAGTCAAGGCTCATTAACTAAAGGAGAGTCCACATGGAACTAAAAATCACCACCACCGAAGCAGAGAAAATTCTCTTGGAATGGGCGCAAGCCAGATTCCCAGATGCCTTCAACACCGTAGAAATCAAAACCTACAGCTACAGCGGCGAAATCAAATTCACTAAAGAGGAAACACCAGATGCAGCACAGTAACATCGTCGGCGGCTCGACCGCCAAGCGCGTCATCAACTGCCCAGGCTCTGTGGCCTTGGTGCAAAAAATGCCGCCCCAACCCAGCAACAAATACGCCGATGAGGGCACGCTCCTTCACAACGTCATCGCCGACATCGTGATGACCGACAACCCACCCGAGCACTACCTGGGCACCAAGTACGAAGACCAAGTGCTCACGCAAGAGTTGATCGACAACAAACTCAAGGTGGCGCTGGCCGCGCTTGATGAGATCGACCCAAATAAGGAGATGGAAATTGAAGCTGAAACTCGCGTTGGTTTTGGTGATTTGCTTCCTGGTGTGTTTGGGTCTACTGACCTTATCGGTCGGGTTGGCAATCGGGCTGTCGTACTTGATTGGAAGTTTGGCGACGGTGTTATGGTTGACGTAGAAGAGAACCCACAACTGATGTTCTACGCCGCTGCGTCCATGCGCACTGAAGCCGCCAAGTGGGCCTTTGATGGCGTTGATGAGATCGAATGCGTGATCGTGCAGCCGCCCCAAGTCAAGCGTTGGGTGACCACACCAAAGCGCATTGCTGAGTTTGAGTTGCAGTTGGTGCAGGCCGTCAAGCTGGCGCAAAAGCCAGACGCTGAGCTCAAGACCGGCGACCACTGCCGCTGGTGCGCAGCCAAGCCCATCTGCCCACAGATGACCGGCGCTGTTGACCGGGCCTTGAAGACGTCCATCGAGAGCCTGGACGCGCCCCAGATCAGCGCGTATCTGAAGAACGCCGATATGCTGGAGCAGTGGATCGCTGACCTGCGCGCGCTGGCCCTTCAGATGCTGGACAGCGGTGCTAAACTGCCCGATTACAAGTTGGTGGCCAAGCGTGCCATCCGCCAATGGACTGACGAAGACAAGGCCAAAGTCGCCCTGTTTGCGTTCGGTCTCACAGAATCTGAAGTGATGGAGACATCAATCATTTCACCGGCCAAGGCTGAGAAGGCGCTCAAAAAGCGCAAGCAAGCCCTGCCCGATGATCTGGTCGTCGCCGTCTCTTCGGGTACCACCATCGCGTCTGAGAGTGATCCCAGGCCGGCGGTGATTCAAATCGGGAAGCAACTCACTGCTGCCCTTTCTAAACTTCAATAAGGAACAGAAATGTCCAATTTAGTAGCGTTCTCTCAAGCGGGCTTGCCCGCAGTCTCCACCCTCTCAACCGCTTTGCGCGCGATCCAAGCAGACGTGGGCCCAGCCGGTACAGTCATCCTCAAAATGGACAAGACTGGTCATTGGGTTTTCGGTGCCGATCAGACCGAAGTGGAAGACGACTCCTCCTGGGCCATCAATCCTTTCAGCTTTGTCCACGGCTTCATCGCCTGGGGCGATGGTGAAGTGCTGGCCGAGAAGATGGCGTCGGTGTCCCAACCGCTGCCCGAGCTTGACGAAGCGCCCCCCGGCGCCAAAAAAGGCTGGGAGACACAAGTGGGCATGTCTTTGAAATGTATATCAGGAGAAGACAAGGGCATGGAAGCGCGGTACACCACCACGTCAGTGGGCGGTAAGCGCTCTGTGCAGACCTTGGCTGTGGCGTTGGCAGAGCAGGTTGAAAAAGACCAAGCAAAGCCGGTGGCAATTGTGAAACTCAAAAAGGATCACTACGCCCACAAGAGCTACGGCAAAATCTACACCCCGGTTTTCGAGGTGCAAGAGTGGGTCAGCATGGACGGCGAGCCTGAGGTTGCTGTTGAAGCGCCCGCGCCTGCCCCCGCTGGCCGTCGTCGTCGGTCTGCCTAAGTGAGATGGTGGGGCTTCGGCCCTGCCTTTTCCATGAAGATTTTAAATTTGTACGCCGGTATCGGCGGTAACCGTAGCCTATGGGGGGGGTGTGAAGTGACGGCAGTCGAATACTCACCCGAGATCGCCAAGGTCTACGCGCAGTTATACCCACAGGATACTGTTGTGGTCGGCGACGCAGTTGCGTATTTGGAAGCGCACTATGCGGAGTTTGACTTTATATGGGCCAGCCCGCCTTGCCCAAGCCATGGCCAGTACCGGCACAACGTCGGCGTGATCGGCAAAGGCTTTGCACCCATCATGCCTGACATGACGCTGTACGCGCAGATCGTGTTTTTGCAACACTACGCCAAGGGCAAATGGGTTGTCGAAAACGTCAAGCCATACTATGAGCCTCTGGTCAGGCCCACGTTTGAAATGCAACGCCATCTTTTCTGGTCAAACTTTGAAGTAGCGCCGCGCAGGTTTGATAAGGCTGACATCCGACACAAGAACAAGATTTCAGACTTTGACGGCCATGAGATAGTCGCCGCCAGCAAGATACCAAACAAAAGGCAAGCGCTGCGCAACTGCGTTGATGCTGAGTTGGGCTTGCATATTTTGACGGCGGCAACGGCATGACACTCTGGGTTGACTTTGAAACCCGTAGCGCCTGCGACCTAAAAGTTGCGGGCGTTTACAACTACGCTCAAGACCCATCGACTGACGTGCTGTGCATGTCGTGGGCTTTTGATGATGAAGACGTCCAAACATGGACGCCTGCCCAACCATTCCCCGAGCGCGTGCGCAACCATAAGGGTTTGATCTACGCCCACAACGCCGCTTTTGAGCGCTTAATTTTTTGGTACGTGTTGCAGATCAATTTCAAGCTGGAGCAGTTCGTCTGCACCGCCACCCAGGCTCGCGCCAACTGTGCGCCGGGCTCGCTTGAAGACGTGGGGCGCTTTGCTGGCGCGTCCATGAAGAAGGATCACCGGGGTTCGCAGTTGATCCGCTTGCTGTGCATCCCGCCATTTCGCAACGACCCCGAGCTCATGGCCGAGATGGTGGCCTATTGTGAGCAAGACGTCCGTGCCATGCGCTCGATCAGCAAGGCGCTTCGGCCATTGTCCGCAGATGAGCTGCTCGACTACCACGTCAACGAGCGCATCAACGACCGGGGCGTCTTGGTCGATGTACCCTTGTGCAAGGCCGCTATCAAGTACGCCAGCGATGAGTTGGTCGAGATTGAGCAGATCGTGGCCGAGGTCACCGAAGGCGCGATCACCAGCGTGCGCTCCCCCAAGATGCGCCAGTGGGTGATCGAGCGCGTGGGGCCGCAGGCTTTGAAGCTCATGGAGACCTACAAAGACGGCGAAATGAAGTATTCGATTGACAAGACTGTGCGGGCCAACCTGCTCGCGATGGAGAATCCAGATGAGGTACCGCCCGCTGTTGCCGAAGTCATTCAGTGCGCCGACGATCTCTGGGCGTCGTCAGTTGCGAAGTTCAGCCGCCTTGCAAGCCTGGCAGATGTCGAGGACAACCGAGTACGAGGCGCGTTTGTATTCGCAGGTGGCAGTGCCACAGGCCGAGCTTCAAGCTATGGAGCCCAGGTTCACAATTTCACTCGCAAGTGCGCCGAATCGCCCGAGGACGTTAGAACTGCAATGGTCAGAGGCCATTCAATTGTTCCTCGATTTGGAAAGCGCGTTACTGATGTCCTCAAGGGGATGCTCAGGCCCGCACTGATCCCAGCGCCCGGTAAATTTTTGGTGGTGGCTGACTGGGCTGCGATAGAGGCCCGCGCTAACCCGTGGCTCTCAGGCCGTGGGGATGACAAGCTGGCCATCTTTGCCAAGGGCGAGGACGTGTACAAGGTCAACGCCGCAGCGACCTTTGGCGCCGCCGTCGCTGATGTAACGAAAGACCAACGCCAGATCGGCAAGGTGCAAGAGCTTGCCTGCGGCTTTGCCGGCGGCGTCGGTGCCTTTGCGGCCATGGGCCGGGCCTACGGCGTGCAGCTAACTGAATTCGAATCCAAGCGCATGGTGGACGCATGGCGCAGGGCAAACCCTTGGTCTGTGCCTTACTGGCAGCAGCTTGAAGAAGCCTACACCCGCGCCATGCGCAACAAGGGCCATGAGTTCAGCGTGGGCCGGGTAACTTACCTGTTCGACGGCCAGCATCTCTGGTACGCTCTGCCCTCCGCGCGGGTGCTGTGCTATCCGTTTGCCAAGCTGGACGCCGATGGCGTGACCTACGCCAAGGCCGCTTGGAAACCAGCAGCAGACGCAAAAGAATGGCCGCGTGCAAGGTTATGGAAGGGTCTAGCGTGTGAGAATATCACGCAGGCAACGGCCAATGATTTGTTGCGCCATGCCCTGCGCCAGCTTGATGATGTGGTGCTCCACGTCCATGACGAGGTGGTCATTGAGACCGACCGGCCAGAAGAGATGGCCGTGCGATTGAAAGAGGTGATGTGTACGCCGCCCGAGTGGGCCAAGGGCTTGCCCCTTGACGCAGAGGTAAACATAATGGAAAGGTACGGTAAATGAACGACCCAAAGTACAAATTCGGCGACACTGATCGCCTTTATCACCGGGGGGGGGAATACTTCATCGACGAAAACGAGCCCGTCATGGTGCTACGGGGCAAAGACGTGACGTGTCTGGCTGCGGTTTGCGCATACGTGCAAGCGTTGCTTGACATGAGCGAAAACGAAGTGGTCAATAGTCACTTGGACTCAAGCCTAGAACGCCTGCGGGTGTTTTATGAGTATCAGACTACCAGTGGGGTGGCAGGCGTGGGTTGCTCACAAAAGCATCATTCAGGATCAGAGCAATATATTGCAAAGACCGAAGCGCTTTTACGTGAGCTTCGCATAATCAGTTAAATAAAAAGCCCGCTTGCAGGCGGGCTCTTAAAGGAGAAGCGTTTTGGAATTTCTGGAATTTATCACAAAATTAGCCCCAAATGGCGAGACAGCGCTGATTGTCAGACAAAAACCACAGTTGAAAGACGGCGAGATACAACTCCACGCCGATGGGGCGGTCAAATGTACATGGCCGGCATTCTTGCCGAGCAAAGGCACCCGAGAAGGTCAAGCCTGGTACGCCAACACCGCCAGCTTTGTCATCGACCGATTCACCGAGGGCCGCGTGTCAGCGTCCGCTGCCAACTGCGAATACATCTTGGTGATGATGCTGGACGACATCGGCACCAAGTCCAAGACGCCGCCGCTTGAGCCGACCTGGATCATGGAGACGTCCCCCGGTTCATTCCAGTGGGGCTACGCCTTCAGCGATCAGCCGACCAAGGCCGAGTTCAGCGCGGCCATCAAAGCCATCGCCGAGGCGGGCTACACCGACCCCGGTGCCTGCAACCCGGTGCGCAACTTCCGACTGCCTGGGTCGATCAACCTAAAGCCGGGCCGCGACAACTTCGCCGCGCGCCTGGTGTGTTTTAATCCAGAACGCGAATACACACTAGGTGACATTTGCGCCGCCTTGGACGTCACGCCGGTCGAACCCGACTCGCTCACCCTGCGCCCTATCCGACTGTCGGATGATGGCGCGGACGATGTGATGGCGTGGCTCTCCGGTCAGGGTCTGCTCTTGTCCAAACCCAACAACGAAGGCTGGGCGGGCGTCATCTGCCCCAATGGTGCCGAGCACACAGACGGCAACCCAGAGGGGCGCTATATGCCCGCCAACCGGGCGTATTGCTGCCTGCACTCGCATTGCGTTGACTTTGATTCCCGCGCCTTTTTGACGTGGGTGGCCGACCAAGGTGGCCCCGCCCACAATCCGGGCTTGCGTGAGGAACTGCTCACCCAAGCCATGGAGTCGGCGCTCTCCAAGCTCGCCCCCACCGCCGATTACCCCGATGAGGCCGCCCGCGTCATCGCCGAGGTGGAGCGCAAAGAGCTTGGCCGGGTTGAGAAAAACGAGTGGTTTGAGCGTTTTGCCTACGTCCAAACCGATGATGCCTTTTTCGACATGACCGACCGCCGAGAGGTGTCGCGCAACACCTTCAACGCCCTTTACCGGCACATTGACTGCAAGTCGATTCACAACGCCAAGCGCCGCATTGAGGCCGCAACGTCCTTTGATGAGAACCGCCAAGGCAAGGGCGCCAAGTCTTTGGTGGGCATCACCTACGCCGCCGGGGCGTCCGTGCTGGTGGCCCGTGAGGGCCAGGTCTATGGCAACCGCTGGCGTGACGCCCGCCCCACGCCGGTGGCCGGTGACCCGGCTTTGTGGCTGGCGCACGTTGAGCGCATGGTGCCCGAGCGTTTCGAGCGCGAGCACTTGCTAAACGCCTTGGCCCACAAAGTCCAATTTCCAGGCCACAAGATCAACCATGCCATCCTTTTGGGTGGCAACCATGGCAGCGGCAAAGATACCCTGTTCGCCCCCTTCTTTTGGGCCATTGGTGGGCCGTCCAAGCACAATTGCTCATTGGTCAAAAATGAAGAGCTCACAAGCCAATGGGGCTACGCGCTCGAGTGCGAAGTGATGGAGATCGCCGAGTTACGCCAGGCCGAGGCCAAAGACCGCCGAGCGCTTGAGAACACCCTTAAGCCCATCATCGCCGCGCCCCCTGAGCTGCTCATGGTCAACCGCAAGGGGCTCCACCCCTACATGGCCTTGAACCGGGTCTTCGTAATCGCGTTTTCAAATGAGCGCGTGGCCATCTCGATCCCCAGCGAAGACCGCCGGTGGTTTGTCCTGTGGGCTGACGCCCCCAAGCTCCCAGAAGCTCAGGCGGTGAGCCTGTGGAATTGGTACCAACACCGGGGCGGCTTTGAGGCCGTGGCCCACTACCTCCACACCCGTGACGTGAGCGCTTGGAACCCGAACGCAGCGCCCCCCATGACTGAGGCTAAGTCCATCATGGTCGAGCACGGCATGAGCGGCGCTGAGTCGTTTCTGGTTGACCTCATGCGCCGGCGTGCGGGTGAGTTCTCCCGTGGGGTCTGTGGTGGCCCCTTTTATGGCCTTTGCGACCGCTTGCAGGGCATCGCCCCGGGTAACGTTAAGGTCGTCCAGGCCGCGCTATTGCACGCCTTCAAGGAGGCTGGCTGGATCGACATGGGCCGCATCAAGTCCAGAGACCATGACACCAAAAAGCACGTTTTCTGCGCCCCTGAGTTGAGCGAGTATTCGCGCAGCGATTTAAGGCGCATGGTCGAGCCTTCGGCATAAAAAAGGGTTCCGCCTACGGCGTGGACATAAAAAAAGGGCCCCGCGAGGGGCCCTGTGAGGGTTGGCAACTGCTAGAGATCCAGCAGCAGCGCCAGTATAGCGGCCAGAATGACCGCGCAGATCAACGCCATGCCGCCACCAATGGCGCGGCATCATAAGTAGGCGCCGGGCATGCCACCGTAAAAAGCCCCGCGCCCCGCTTGATGCGCCCCCAGGCGTCTTTTCTGTTTTGGTTTACGAGCTCGCCCCGCTTGACCGCCCCATAGACTTGATCGCGCGTGAACCCTTCCGCTTCGATCTCCACCATGGTGCGCGGTGTCTCGCAAAAATCAATTAAGGTCATGGCGCGTCCCCCTTGGGTGGCGGTGCCGGCGGTGGCGCGTATCGGCGCAAAATGTCTTCAAATATCGGATGCAGCATCATCGGCCTCCCATCCCCAGGGTATACCATCGGCCACAGTTAACGTGGTGCTCAGGGGCCGCCAGTCCCACTTAGTGAGCCCCTTGTTTAAGGTCTCATACGCGGCCACATATTCGGCGGTGCTCATGCTGGCCCCATGGGGCGGATAGAACCGCTTAACGGTGCCCTTGGATTTCATGGGCTTATGCTTACCGGTGCACTTGGCGTGGTGCGCGAAAATGTCAACGCGATCGGTTTTGTAGGTGGTTTTTCCAATTTTTACGGTTTGCATGGTTTATTCTCCAAAATTTAATAAGGGCGAAACACGGCAATGAGCCAAGCACTATCGGGAAACCCGTAGGACTCATGCCGCAGGTGCGCAGGGGGCTTATCAGTGCCCAAGGGGAATTTATACATTTCAACAAAGGCCAAACCTAAGTTTTTCAGAGTGTGGCTTAACTCTGAAAACTTACCCTTAGCAACGGCAACGCATAAGAGGCCGGAACCGCCAGTGCCATGCGTCTCGCATTGCAGGGTATCGAGCACGCCATAAACCTCGAACCGCTTTTCATAGGTTAATTCATAGAATGATTGCATGGTTTATTTCCTTGATGTTGAAGGGGCTGCAGTTAAGCTCCATTTGTTGACAATAGTCCGCGTGATCGGCATAACCCGCGTCCGCGCAGAATTCGTCCAGCACGTCATTCAGTGACTCACTGCTAGACTCAAAAATTGTTGAGATACCGTTATCTGTCCAAATTTCATACTTCATGCTGTCACCTCTTCAATTTCAGACGTTTCCCATTCGCCATATTGCGTGCATTCGCCACTGTTAGCGTCTACACGTTGCCACGCCATGGCCTCCGCCGCCTCTTCGCTTTCGGCCTCTATTTCATAGTGCACATAAGCGGTGTAAACCAGTGTTATTTGATAGGTTTTCATGGTGTCATATTCCAAAAATAAAGGGCAAAGGGCAGGCCAATGCAAAACGCAAAAGCCAAGGCATCAAAAAATTGTCGAATGGTCATAAGTTCCCCAGAAAAAAATGATCAAAATCAAACACAGCAACATAGAACCCTTTGGGCCCAGCGTGCACCTCGTAAAGCCATGCATCATCATCCTGCGCGGCTAACGTGTCAGCGAGAGCCTGCGCGGCTCCCTTGGTGGTGTAGTAAGTCATGCGTTGCAACACCCGCAACATGGCGCATCTTCGCACCGGCCGTTTTTATTCCGATAGTATTCCCGGCCCCCTGAATTCCATATGTGCGAAACCCCATGGGACTGTGCGAGATATTGACCCGTGCGGGTTTCATATTCACAGTCGCCCGGTTCGGCGGTTATCCATGCCTGCCGGGTGATAGTGCAATATTGGATCTCATCGCCCGGATAGATCGGCGCGCCGGTGCGCGCGTCTTTGCCCTTAAATTTTGCCTTCATGGTTTTAATCATGGTTTACCCTTCGATTAGTTGATGACGTGCACCAATGCGCGCCCCAATACGAGCCCCGTAGGGCTCGCATAAGGTCAGGCACTGATTAGGCGTAATGAACCCCTTTGATCTGAGTAAACCCGGTTAAATCGCGTTTTGCTTTGCCCTTGGCATATAAGGCGACAACAACTGACTTTGGTTCAATGTGGCGCACGTCGGTGTCATCTCCATCAACAACAACCCAGCCCCTAAAATTCTCAGGGATATCGGCGCGTTTTTGGAAAACCACAGCAACCCTAGAATTATTGGGATTTTGCAAGCCCTTGATGCTAATGGGCTTGGGTGTTATCGCACTAAATGAATAGGTGAGATCATAATTTCCCGATGTTTTCCCGGTCAAATTACGGGCTGGGTGTTTTGTATAGTCATAAAATTGGACATCGGGAAATAACTCAAAGATGTTTTTACCGTCATGCACAATGAGATTCTCGTACGGGATATCACTTGTGCCATTGGGGCGCACCAAAGGGGTAAACCCTAATTTTCTAGCCTTGTTTCTTAGTGTCCATACATCGGCAGCAAAGGACAACAAAAAGCTTTGTTGATGATCATAGTAGAACCGCGTTTTCGCTATGCGTGCCAATTGCACGCTATTAAACGCGCCCCGGCCTGCAGACTCTAAACACCCAGCCATGCACCCAGCCAATTGAGCCATAGCGCAAATTGTGTGGTCGGGCTTGAGATACACAATACCGGTTAAGTAACCGATCTTCTCGCCTTTGATTGTCTTAGCACTAGATTCACCTAAAATTGTTTTGTAGGTTAAACCTAGGCTCTTGAGAATGCGTTTATAGGGATTTGTGGGCAAATTGGACATGGTGTTGACCTCTCGTTTACTGTAGTTTATGCCGACGCGGTTTTGCGTCGGTTCTGCATAGTAAGACAATCCCGAACATAACGCACGCACTATATTTTTTGCCCTTCAATTATGTGGGGTTATTGTGTGTGGATAGTGTGGGCGCGATTGTGGGCGCATGGGGGGCTATTGTGGACAATGTGCTATTGACCTAATGCAAGAGCGAAAAAGCCTATTTGTGGACAATGTGGACTACTTTAAATGATACGCTAGATGATAGATATTTTTGTAATACTATATAGCTATACAGTAGGTGTATGGCTCACGAATGCTCACAAGCCCCCGTTTCAGACGCAAAAAAAAATGCGTGGGTACATTGTCCACATTGTCCACAAATGCCCACCTGGTGCGCTACCTGGTGCGCTACCTGGTGCGCTACCTGGTGCGCGATGACCCCCGCCAGCGAGCGAGCGGGTTGTGTGGACACTGCCCACATTGCCCCCCACTAAAGTACTACAAATTGCAATCTGGTGGCCGCGTGCCGGTGGCCGGTTGCTTTTGCTTGAGGGCCCCCGGGTAGGGCCGAGCGCCGAAGGTCACGGCAGCGGAGGGGCCGTGAACAAAATTTTTTATAGCCCACATTGCCCACACGACCCACAAATTTTTAAAAATTTTTGTTATATTCGGCACATGTTTGAAAGCCTACCTTTTGCACCGCGCAAGGTCGAAGCGACTGAGGCGCGTTTGCACCGCATCTACGAAGCTGCCAAGTTGGGGCTGAAAGGCGACTCGTTGGCGTTGGCCTCCGGCATGCTACCCGCCGAGTACCGGCAACTGGTGCAACTTGACCCCATCGCGGAGATGGCAGCGCAAAAAGGCAAGGCAGACGCTGAGATGGAGATGTCCCAGTGCTTGCACAAGGCAGCGCGAGAAGGCGACTCCAAGGCGGCGTTGGCCATACTCCAGAACGTCCACGGTTGGGTGGCCAAGCAATCTATCACTATTGATGTTGACCAGCGCATCTCGGTTACCCAGGCGCTGCGCGACGCTGAGTCCAGGGTCATTGACGTCATCGCCCACGCACCCAGCCCTAAATTGGATCTAACGCATGCAGAGCACCAAGTACAGCGCTGAAGACGAACAAGAGCTGATGGCCCGGCTGTGGAGCCCGGCAATCAAGGACAACCCGTTGGCGTTTGTAATGTTTGCTTTTCCCTGGAGCGTCAAGGGCACGCCACTGGAACACTTTACTGGACCCCGCAAATGGCAGCGCGAGGTGCTGCTGGACATTGCCGAGCACATCAAACTGAACCAAGGCAAGGCTGACTTCGATGTGCTGCAAGAAGCTATTTCGTCTGGCCGGGGTATTGGCAAGTCGGCGCTGGTCTCATGGATCACGATCTGGATGCTGGCCACCAGAATTGGTTCGACGACCATTATTTCAGCCAACTCCGAGTCCCAGCTCAGGTCAATTACCTGGGCCGAGATCACCAAATGGCTGGCCATGGCCATCAACTCGCACTGGTTTGAGGTGTCAGCAACCCGCGTTATGCCGGCCAAGTGGCTGACTGAACTGGTCGAGCGCGATTTGAAGAAAGGCACGCGCTACTGGGGCGTGGAAGGGCGGCTGTGGTCAGCCGAGAATCCCGACGCTTACGCGGGTGTACACAACTTTGACGGTGTGCTGGTGGTTTTTGACGAAGCGTCTGGTATCGACGACTCAATCTGGGCGGTGACCGGCGGTTTTTTCACAGAAAACACGCCAAATCGTTTTTGGTTGGCGTTTTCTAACCCGCGACGCAACACCGGGTACTTTTACGAAGCGTTTAACAGCAAACGGGCATTCTGGCGTACCCGAATTGTGGACGCCAGGACGGTTGAGGGCACCGACAAAGCGGTTTACAACCGAATCATTGACGAATATGGGCCTGACTCATCACAAGCGCACGTCGAGGTCTACGGCATGTTTCCAAGTGCTGGGGATGACCAGTTTATCGGGGCCGACATTGTGGACGACGCCATGGCCCGGCCTAAGTACAAAGACGCCAGCGCTCCAATTGTGATTGGCGTAGACCCGGCGCGGTTTGGAGCGGACGCAACGGTGATCGCGGTCAGGCAAGGGCGCGATATTGTCAAGATCATGCGCCACAGGGGCGACGACACCATGACGGTGGTGGGGTATGTGATCGAGGCGATTGAGGAATTTAAGCCCGCGCTGGTCGTGATCGACGAAGGCGGGCTGGGTGCGGGTATTGTTGATCGATTAAAAGAGCAGCGGTACAAGGTTAAGGGCATAAACTTTGGAAATAAAGCCAAAAACCCGATCATGTACGGTAATATGCGCGCGCAGATGTGGGGAGATATG